CGCCCCACTTGGTCCAGCTTCTCTTCAGGAACTCTGGTGCTTTGTTTAGCCCTGATGACGACTTCTCAGCATTGACTGTCATGCCAAAGACTTTCTTGGCATAAGTCGCATATGCCTCAATCGGAAATGGATGCATAGTGAAGATGATATTATCATCCCCCATAGCAAGAACAGTTGCATACTGCCTTCTGCCATTATGCTCGGGACGGAGTTCCTCAGCTAGGTACTCTCTCTTAGCTCGAATGTCCCCTTGTTTCCGAGAAGCTAGGAATGTCAGTATCATGAGTAAGTTGCAGATACTACCCACGATTTGTGTGAAGTTATTTCCAGACGGTATGCCCTTCTCTTTACTCCACAAGCGTCCATCATAACCAATAACCTTCTTGTGAATAAAGTCATACTCAATCCAGTCCAACTCACGCTGATACTCCACAGGGAAGCAACGCTTAATAAGATGGAAAGCAGCACTTATTAACCAAGACGGCAGATGCTGGTCGAATTTGCTCATATCAGTGCTCACCCAGTACTTTCCTCGACAATAATAGTCAATGAAATTCCTGAGCACCGCTGAGCTCTTTCCCCCCGCATACTGATTGAAGTTCGCACATAATGCCGCCATTAAAACAACGGCATACTGACCCTGAACAGCCACACTTCCACCATCTTCACCCATCACTGACCTATCCTTATACTTCATCTGTGAGGAGTCAACTTCACCCTCATCATTAATGAAGCCTGAGATTTGTGCTCGATGGAATTCAATAGCTGGTAACCAGATTTCAGAGAAAGGCGTTCCCTTCGCAATTTCAGCCTTAATCTTGAGTGCTGATTCGAGGATTTGCGGAAGCACATCCCCTTTAACGCAGCCCGGTGCAGTAACGCCTGCACTCGCTTGCATATTAGAGAGTATCTCTCTTAGATCAGTGCCCTGATCTATCAGTTTCGGAAGAAGGGACCTCTCACCAATACACATCAATTCCCACACAAAATCAGAGGCTACAATGAAATTGCGGTTCCAAGTTACATTTGGTGCCTGTTCTCCCTGGAATGCTAGTAAGTTGTCACTCATACGTGCGATATTACGAAATTGCTTCGTAATAGCTAGGTCAAGT